CAACCTCTCTAGTTGTTAGCTCTTTGAAAATCTGTTGCGTTTGTTCGTCGTACCTATCGCTGCAAAATTCAGATTTTAAGTTTTCTAGGATGGTCTCTAATGTTTTTTGTGTTTGCATGGTCTCTCTTTCAATTTGTTTCTGAGCAAATGCGCTCATTTAGTAGACGGTGTAGCGGTTGTTTTGTTCCCAAAAATTTTATTTTTTTTTGGTTTAAAGTGTTTGTTGTTGTATTTCAATAACATAGCCTAGTTTTTTTATTGTTTCTATTGCTGATGGTGTTAGAGTTTCTGTCTTTGCAAGTTTAGCTAAATTGATTGAAGTCTCGCAAACCGGATAAATAGCTTTTTTGCCAAAATTGTTAGTAACTCTTACCGTGATAGTGTTTTTCATTTTCCTATTTCCTTTATGTCCTGTAGTTCATAACCGTTGCGAATTATCTTGAATTGAATAGTTACCTCTTTGCCGTGCAAAGTGTGAGGAGTTAAACCGTAAATCCATCCAGCATCAGTAGGGGTTACCATTTCCGTGCCGTTCTCAAAAATAAATTTAAATTTAGGGTTACCGTTGCGGCTATTGTTTAACCGTTTGGTTCTCTTAATCTTCCATGTTGCGCTTCGGATCATATCTTTTGACATTGGCTTTTTCCTTTTTAAAAAATCGTCACGAGCGAAAACTACCACATTGAAAAAATAATGCAAATTTAAATAAATTGTTTAATGTTATCAATAAGTTAGTTTTAGGGTTAAGGGGTAAATGAGGAGTGTTAAATACGGTTATTATTTAATGTTATCAATGAGTTATCGGTTAAGTTTTTGCTAATATCGTCGCATTCTACACATTACAGACGATTGATCGCTGGATGCAATGCGGGTTTTTCTAGGGTTTTCGGTTCTGTTGTCGCATTCTGTAGACATAAAGGAGGAGATTATACGATTAAATCAGCAATAACCTTGCGAGTTGTGCGTAGATATTTATAAGGTATCTTTTACAAAAAAAATGGCCGTTTATTTAAAAGGTCTCACCCGCACGGTGGGAAAAAAATCCGGGCCTGTCATATATATATAAAACAGCACTGACAAATATTCTTAAAAAATTACGGACTTCTCTTCAAAAAACCAAGCAGCGGCTATAAAGTTACTTTAAAGTTACTTTAATTTATATTATTTATATTTATTTTAATTTAATAGTTGCATTGGAGGACTAAATAGTGTATAATAGTACCTATGGAATTACTAGAAAGTACTAACGAGTACCTACAACCCTTTATTAATCTAAAAGATTTACTAGATACTAAAGTAAATCAAGAATCTAGCACTGATTTTCTTACGTTTGTTAGAATGATGGCTCCTATGCTTGTCTCTGATTGGCGAATGGGAAGACATATAGAAGTTATATCAGATAAACTAAAAGATTTAGAGTCTGGTAAGATAAAACGGCTGATGGTCTTTCTTCCACCACGGTCTTCTAAGTCTGTTATCTGCTCTAAACTCTTTCCTGCTTGGTATATTGGTAGAAATCCTGCACATGAAATACTGACTGTCTCCCATAGTGACCAGTTATCCAGTGATTTTGGTCGATCTGTTAGAGATATAGTCAATACAGAAGAGTTTTCAAAGATATTTAAAGGAGTCTCTTTAAGAAGTGATGTCAGGGCTGCTGGTAAATGGAAGACAAACCAGAATGGGACGTACTATGCTGCAGGTGTACGCTCTCAAATAGCAGGACGTGGCGCACATATCGCTATATTAGACGATGTGATGTCTGAAGAGGACGCAATCAGTGCATCAGGCAGGAGATATATTAAAGAATGGTACCCAGCAGGGCTTAGAACCCGCATAATGCCCAACGGCTCTATAGTTATTATCAATACACGCTACCACTATGACGATCTCTGCGGTTGGTTGCTAAAACAACAGGAGAATATGGGAGAGTTTGAAACGATCCCGTGGGAAGTGATTAGAATACCTGCATGGGTGGACGAAGAAGCAGCGCAATTGCTTGACTTACCTGTAGGTTCTAGTTACTTTCCCCAATGGAAGAGTGATGCAGTCCTGAGAATGGACGAGAGCGAGATCAAAGCAAGTAATGGTAGCCGATACTGGAATGCCCTGTACATGCAAGACCCCACACCAGAAGAAGGTGGGATTATAAAGAAGAAATGGCTACAATATTGGGAATATGAAGAACCACCTACCTGTGATTTTATAATACAAACATATGATACTGCATTCTCTACCAAGACTACGGCTGATTACAGTGTTATACAGACATGGGGTATATTCTCCATGTACAATCAGGATGAAAAAGGATATGAAGACTTTACTCCTAACCTAATTTTGTTAGGAAACATACGAGGTAGGTTTGAATATCCAGAACTAAGAAAGCTTGCACAGAAACTATATAATGAACACAAGCCAGACGTGTGTATGGTGGAGAAGAAGGCCAGTGGGCAATCACTAATACAAGATATGAGAAGGGGTGGTCTACCTGTACTGGAGTATAATCCAGATAGAGATAAGGTATCCAGAGTATATGCAGCTTCGCCTATCATAGAAGCTGGTAGAATGTGGATACCCAATAATAAAAAGTGGTCAGATGAATTAATAGAAGAATTACTAAGGTTTCCCAATGCGGCACATGATGACCAAGTAGATGCCATGACAATGGCTATACACTATATGAAGGAATCTTGGCACCTGACACACCCTGATGATCCAGAGTATGATGATGAAGTAACTGAGAAGAAAAAAACTTATTGGACATTTTAATTTGCATTGAAGCAAAAAGTATGGTATAATAGTGTATAACAAAAATATTGGATAGTATATGGTTACAGTTTAAAAGGAGAGCAGTCATGGAGTGGTTGATTCAAACGCTAGGCGCAAAGACTTGTTGTATTCTATCAAGCGGTGTAGGCGGTTTAACAAATGTATTAACAAAGAAAAACTTTAACTGGACTGCTTTAAAGGATATTCTTCTAGCAGTTATTGTAGGGTGGATAGCTGCAGAATGGTTTATACCGCCCATAATGAAACATTGGGCCTTGGATATGACTTGGGGTCCAGCCATAGCATTCATGATTGGATACTGTGGTATTAGATTACTACCAAAGGCAGAAGAGATTATTGCAGCACGATTATCAAAGTGATTTAGAAAAAGTATTATTTATATTTTCATTGTCTATCAAACATGAGAACTTTACTATAAGAGATATACAGAGATTGGTTATACCACCACTAAAGTTAAACCAATACAGAATATATGTAGATGAAGAAGTTCCACTCTGTTATGCAAGTTGGGCAATGTTACCAGAAGAAGCTGAAGAAGGTTATAAAAATAAAACAAGAAAGATTCAACCACATGATTGGAACAGTGGAGATAACCTTTGGTTGATAGATGTGATATGTCCTTTTGGTGGTACACGTATTGCAATTAAGAGATTGGATAACCTAAGAAAAGAATTAGGATTACCAAATAAAGTTAATTTTAAACGGTTGGGGAGCAATAGGGTGAACAATGTTGAAAGAATTTAAAAAACAAATGTGGAATGATGGCCCTGCTAAACAGCCGTGGTTAAACTACTTCAATGAATATGAACTTCAGCATTGCTGCTTTGGTAGTGATGGTAATGGTGATAATGGTGATGGAACTCACGCAGAGATATCAACAGTATCAGGAAAAGATAATTCAATCAGTGGTAGAGAAGGAGAAGACTTAACACCAGATGAAGAAAGAGATGCAGAAGCAGCAGCGGCTGCGGCAGCGGCGGCAAGTGCAGCAGCAGCGGCAACAGACCAAACGGTAGATGAAGTAGGAAGTCCTAATACTGGTCCTGCTGCTACAGATGGCTTTGATATATCATTTGGACCTGATGAAGAAGGTAAATTACCCGGTGATGAATATGATCCTGAACAAGATTTTTATGCTGTTACTGATCCTAATACAGGAACGACTTCAGTTAAAGATGGAACAGGTAAAGATGTTACAGATGAAGTTGGATATAATGATTTAGTTGATTTAGGATTTTTTGATAAATTAGATAAAGGTATTCAAGATTTTGATAAAGGTTTAGCAAAAGACTTTAATGCTGAACTTGCAGCTAAAGGCCTTGATGCACAAGTAACTGTAGATGACTTTGGTAACTATACCTATACTGGTCCTGATCAAGCCATTGCGTTGGGTGGAGCATTAGCTGATTTATATGGTGAGTTTGGCCCGGGTGCTATAGCAATGGATGCAGTAAGAGGCTTTCGTGATATGGTAACAGGTTTACCTGGTGCTGTAGCTGATATTGGCACAGATTTAAGAAATGAAGTTGCAGAT